ATGAAGCGCCTTCGACTTTTTCTTTTGACCATTTTGCTTGGGAAGGAGGTGCAGACCATGGCAGTCGTTTACGCTACATTGATTATCAAGGGCAAGAAGACGCTCGATCAGGTGCCGGCTCTTATCAAGCCGCAGGTCGAGGAAATCCTGAAGGATCTCGAAGTCGAGGTCTGACACACAGCGGGAGGGGCGGCACAAACCGCCCCTCTTACATTTGGCATGCGATGAGGTGAAAAGGCATGATTACAATCAGCGCTGGCAATTTCCTGATTGCGTTTATCGCCGCAATGGGTATTCCGTCGGCCATCATGGGCTTTATCGTCTGGAAGCTGGAACGGCGTATCTCCAAGCAGGAAAAAGTCGCTGAGGACAGAGACGCCGCACGGGAGAAGATGCTGCTTCTCGTCATTCAGTCGAGCAGCGCCGCGATTGCCCTGGGCGAAGCCACGGCCAAGGCCGTGCAGCGGATTCCGGACGCGCATTGCAACGGAGATATGCACGCGGCTTTGGACTACGCAGCAAAAGTGAAACACGAGCAGAAGGACTTTTTATCGGCACAGGGCATTCATGCCCTTTATGACTAAGGAGGAACACGATTCATGGAATACAACGTTACCACCATCATTCAGGCGGTATTTGCGCTGATCGCAGCAGTCATTACCGTCATCGTCATTCCGTACATCAAGAGCAAGACCACAGCCCAGCAGCAGGCAGAAATCAACGCATGGGTGAAGATTGCCGTATCTGCCGCAGAGCAGATTTACAACGGCTCCGGTCGCGGTCCTGAGAAGAAAGCGTATGTCTTGGAATGGCTCAGGCAGCGCGGCATTACGGTTGACGAAGCCAAACTGGACGCTATGATCGAGTCCGCCGTTTATGAATTGAAAAGCGGCGTTTTGGCTGTCGGTGAGCTTTCGACCTCCGGGGGCGACGAAACATGAGCGTACGCATCGGGCAGGCGTCGCTCGGTGAGACTGGCGCACGCGGGCAGAAAGCCGGCAATCAGACCGGGCGAGAACTCAATTTCTCGCGCTGGTATAACGGAAGCTGGCTCGGCGTCCTGCGCTTCAAGGACGCAGCCAAAGCCGAGCTAGCCGCGCAGGCGTGCGAAGCTGGTGTCGGCAACAAGAACATCGGGTACGATCAGGACGGTCGCAACACAGCCTACGTCGCTGCGGAAGCGGTAGACTTCATTCTGAGTAAGATCGCAAAGCCCGTAGAAACGGACTGCAGCGCATTTATGATGCTCTGCGCAATTTCCGCTGGCGTCGACGCCCTGAAAGAAACCTACCGCAAGCAGGGCAATTCCTGCACGACCTACTGCATGATGCGCTGCTTCCCTGCGACGGGAGAATTTGAACTGCTGACTGACCGGAAGCACCTTACATCTGACGCCTACCTGCGCCGTGGCGATATTCTGGTATCGTCCGGGCATACGGTCATGGTGTTGGAAAACGGAGAAAAGGAGGACGACGATATGGACAAAGCAACCTTCACAGAGCTTTTCCGCGAAATGCGGAAAGATCTTCAGGACAATGACTGCAGCGATTGGAGCGAAGCTGCTCGCCAGTGGGCAGTCAACAACGGCATCGTGCAGGGTGGCGCACCGCTGCCCGACGGCTCCGCGAACTTCATGTGGCAGGACATGATGACGCGCGAGCAGCTCGTCACGGTTCTTTACCGCTTCGCGCAGAAGCTCGGCATGATCTGATGGCTCAGAAAAAGCGCAGGAGAAAGAAGCTGGACACAAGCAAACTCGTCTGCTTCCTGCTGGTCGGGTCTGGCTTACTTATCACGCAGGAATGTATTTACCTGATGCGCCTGTGCATCAAGTCCAACTATATGGCTTCTGCCGCTTGGTTGACAGCCGCGCTCAGCCTGGCGCAGGTTATCATCATCACGGGCGGCAAGTGCTATTTTGAGCTGGTCAAGTCCGACCACAAGCGTGGCGGCATCACGTTTGAAGCCGCCAAGGCAAACGGCTTTCAGGAGCAGGACGCATCGGACAACGTGGACAGCGCCTTTATCTGAACACATGAACAAACCCCTCGCATGGCAGAAGTGTCATGTGAGGGGTTTTCTTTTTTGCGCGGCTCTGGCGGCTCGCTACGTCGTTTTTATATCTGCCCATTGATTCTCTCGTCGCTTTGCGCTGCCTAAACTTGCAAGTCCAGCAGCGACGCGACAGAGGCGTTTATCTTAGAACGACCATGTGTCACGCTCCGGAACAAACTCAATGATGGTATTCTCTGGGATTTGGTCACACGGTTCGCCATCAAAAGCATTTTCATACTTCGTGCAGATGTCCGCCGGTCTGCTTCTACGCGGGTCAACGTCAACATACAGCTTCCCGTCGCACTCATACACGGGGCGATCCCAGCTATCACGTCCCAATAAGCGAAGCGTCAGCTTCGGTGCGGCACGAAACTCTTCGTAGCTCATGTTTCCTGCTGCTTTCATTACGGAGCTGGCTGCTGCCAGCTCCTCGGGTGTCCAGTCTCTGCTCATGCTCAATAGTCCCCCTCAATACATTCGTCCGCTTCGGTGTAATATGCTCCGTCGTAGCCTTTTGCCATGACCTTTTCGTAGCAGCCGAAGCAGACCAGCCGGAAAGTGATGCCGCGGCAGTCGCGCGTAAAGGTCATGTCCTCCCGCAGAAACTCGCCCTTGCAGACTGGGCATTCAATCTTCCGCACTTCCTCCCACCCGGCGTCTTCCAGATCGTCGAAGCCGTTCCAGACATCTTCCATGACAAGCTGCTTTTTCTTGTCGACGATCAGACACGCAGCTTCGTCGCCGAACTTTCTGCTTTCGAGTAGAAACAGGTGCGCGGTAAGTGTCTGTGGCTCGCCGTTCACGTCCGGGGTAATCTGAAAATCACCCTCGTCAATGATGTACCACGTTCCCTCATGGCCATCAATCTTAATATTGTCGCTAATCCAACTCAGCATGTGCCATCGTTCCGGTTCTCTCACGATTGCCCACGTGCTGAGCGAATCCTGCTTATGCGCGAAATCTTCGATGGCCTCAACCGTTCCGCAAGTATCGCAGATGTAGCAGCCGACACGGCGGCTGAGGGCATTGCGCGTGACACTCTCTGCGTCCATTGTCATCTTCCCGCAGCGGGGACACGCGAAGTGTCCGCTCTGCTTCTTGGCAAATTCGGCAATGAGAATCCGCGCCAGCGTTTCCTCGTTTGGTTCGATACTTTCGACTTCCCATGCCTCGCGGCCGTCGGCTTTGGCTTTTTCTCGTGCCTGCTGCTGATCCACTGCGAACACGGCGGCGGTGATCCGCTGGCCGTTGTCACGATTGCGATAAGTGACTGTCCAAGATTTGTTCTCCATGACGGCTCCTTTCACTCGATAGCAGCTTCGATGCTGCTGATGACTTCTTCCAGACTGTCTACGGCGCTGGAAAGATTGTCGCAGGCTTCATCGGCCTTTTCATAGCGTTCGCTTTCCTGCATATTCTCCGGGATGTTGTCTCGGTATTCTTCTTCCTCGGCCTGAAGATCTTCGAGACTGCCTTTCAGCTCCTCCAACCGGTCGATGATGGCCTGCAAATTTTTACGGCGGATTTTATTCATGATTTACCCTTTCAGCCCTCGTAACCTCCGGGGCGGGACTCTATTATGTCAGCTTGAATACCGTGTAGCAGTAATTTCCGTCTCCGTCGAGGACAGTTTCGGCCGTGCAAAGGTGCGAAAGCGCGATGCTCATCGGCGATCCGTAAGTTCCACGTTCCCACAGCCCAGCGCGTTCTGCCATGTTCCAGAAACAGCCGACCTCAATTCCGCCGCCGGGAAATGGATGATGCTTTGTGAACCGCGCCCGGATGAAGTTTTCACACCACTCGACTTTTACGTTTTTCATTTGGTTTCCTCCTTGCCCTTATGCGTTCTGTGGCTGGATGTCATACGCTTCAGCTCTTTCGACTTCGCCGCCAATCTCCCATGAGTACCCTTTGCCAGTGGCTGCGATACAGAAAGCGACGTCTGTGACGATCTTGCCGTTGTCGCCTCCCTCCATAGGGATGATGTTCTTCAGGGCGGGCGCAAAGCCGAAGGTCATTTTCACGGCGTCTCTGGCAGCTCTCTTGTAATCCATAGCAGTTATCTTCTTCATGGTGCGGATTTCCCCTTTCAACGCAGCCGATAGGTTCTGTCCCGGTAGCTGACGCAATATGCGTTGTCATACTTGAAAACCATTACGTAGGCCGTGGCAATGCGGTTGGCCCCAAACTTGCGGCGGATAACGCGCTTGGCAATCTCGATGGCCTCACCGGTAAATGTTTTGCTTTTGGAAGAACACTCCTTAGCGATGTACCGCTTGAGGCGCAGCTCTGCAGCGGCCTTCGCCTCGGCCTCGGTGCCGTACTGCGTACCGCTTACGCGGTTTTCACCGATTTTGAAAAACCGTTCCTGCTGGAGGACTTCGAGCCGGTTGTTCCAGAGCGTCGCCCAGTTGTCGTTGTTGTTGGGGCGGACATCGGCATCCAGCGCCTTGCCGACGATGATCTCGACGCCCTCAACGTTTGCCGCGTAATCAGAGAAGCGGTCTACTAAGATGCGGACGATCTCTTTGCCGTCCGTAAGATCGATCTTTGCGGTTTCGCCCTGACTGCCGCTCATGGAAGCGGTATTGATGGAGTAGCCCTTGGCCAGCCACTCGGCTACGATCTCGGTAAATCTGCGATTGATGTCAGCGTATTTCATTTTGTGTTCCTCCTTGATATTTTTGCCTTACTCGGTTATAATCAAGGTGGCCGGGGTAAGGCTCCCGGCTCACCTTTTGGGGTGTTTGAGTAGCGGGTCTGTGGAAGGGGCCGCTACTCTTTTTATTTACTCATCCATGATGCGCTTGACGCTTTCGCGGAGTTCTTCGAGCGTTTCGCACTTCTCGATGAGTTCGAGGATTGCTTTCAGCAACGCCTCGGTGACGTTCACGTTGTTCATTCACCTCGCTCCTTTCAAAAAGCTGTGCGGCTTTGCCTTACATGCTTATAATACACTATTTTCGTGTACTTGTCAATAGAAAAGTTAAACATTTTCGTGGATTTGTAAAACTTTTTTATTGACGTATAAACGGAAATGGTGTATATTCGTACTAGAGGGAGGTGGTGCAAGGTGTCGGTTTCAAAAAAGGTCAAAGCCCTGCTGCTGGAGCGTGAAAAGAAGCAGTCGGATTTGATGGAAGTCTTAGGTATGAGTAGTAAACAGAGCCTAAGCAACAAGTTTACAAACGAAAGATGGTCTGCCGAGGACCTTGTAAAGATAGCTGAATATTGCAGCTGCAAACTGGCGTTCATACTACCGAATGGGGAGCGGATTATCATTTCAAATGCTGATTTGACGGATGAAGCAGAGGATTAGGATGTATCAATGAACTACGAGGAAATTATGAAGCGCGGTATCAGGAGGACAATCATTTCCTTTGACCCGTTTCTAAAGCGCGAGGACGTGCGCGGTCTGACCGACGCGCAGGTTGGCAAAAAGTTCGGTCTGGCAACAAAGACAGTCAAGGCGATGCGGCTGCATCAGGACGTTCCCTTTGAGACGATCCAGATCCTGTGCCATCAGCTACAATGCCAGCCCGGCGACGTTCTGAACGCCATAGAGGTCTATACGATTCCCGCAAAAGGAGCAAGCCCGGACGCATGGTAAGCGTCCGGGCTTCGGGGAGCAAGTCAGGTATGTAGTTTGAAGCCGGCTCGCGTCCTTACCCGCGGCTCGCTGTTCGGCACACGGATAATCAGATCTTCGAGTTCACAGTCCAGTGCTTCGCATATCAAATCCAGATGCTCAAGGTTGACGCGCTCGGCAAATTCGTGGTAGTAGTCGTTGATGGTAGACGGACGTATGCCAGTTGCGCGAGCGAGATCAGCCTGCGTCCAGCGCCTTTCGCCGAGGCGCGTGGACAGTAAAATCCTAATCATAGCCATGCTCCTTTACGAGAAAATATAACAAGTATTTTCTCATTTTGCAGGAAGATGGTAGATTATAACGGAATACGTTATGCAAAAAGCATCCCCACCGGCGCGCATAAAAACGCTGGTGGGGATTATTTTATGCAGCAAAAAGCAGCAGCCGAAAAGCTGCTGCTTTTAATTACCCACAAACAGAAAGTGGGCTGA